CAGGACCGGACGTCCTCCAGGATCGAGACCGGCGTGGCGTAGGTGACCGTGCCGCCGCTGTTCAGCTGGGTGTTGGCCTGGCCGAGGGTGGCCGCGTTGCCGGGCGCGCCGCTGTGGGCGGACACGCCGCCCGCGGTGTAGTAGCCGAGCGCGGTGTTGGTCAGCCACGCGGTCGCCGGCGTCACGAAGTGGGACGACGGGAACTTGTAGTCGACCGTGGCCTGGACGTCGGCGTAGTTGTACTGGATCGCGCCGCCGAGCGCCTGCCAGATCGACCACTCCGCGAAGTTGTCGAACCGCTGGTTCAGGTCGTTGATCTCGCGCAGCACCGCGCGCTCGGCGTTGATGCGGGCGATCTCGCCCGGCGTGCGCAGCCAGTGCAGCGTGGTGGGCTCGAAGACCTTCTTCTCGCGGAGGTAGATGAAGCTCGCCGACTCCTGGCTCCGGCCCAGGCGCGAGATGATGTGCGCCTCGGAGTTCGGCACGTTCGGCTTCGCGACCGCCCGGCTGCCCTTCACGACGTCCCAGGTGGCGCTCGGGAACGGCCAGGGAGTCTGGTCGAGCCGGTTCAGCATCATCAGCGTCTCGGGGGTAACAAACTTCTCAACTACCCCACGTAGCACAACCGGCTCAAGCAAGCTGATATCGGGCATCTCAGACGTTCCCGTCAGGAGTAGGTCTCGAATGCAGCGACCCGCTCGCGAGCCCGGCCTGCGCCGCCCATATCTCAGAGCCACTTGGCTGGCCTAGCGCCTTAGGCGCCTGCCCCGTCTAATCGGCATGGTCCCTGGGCGTAGTAGGAGACATGGAAGTCTCCGGAGAAGTCACGGTCGGTGCTCGCCCGAAGTACACCCCGGCACAGCGTGCATGCCAGTCATGCGGACGGCTCTACCGCGGCAACAACCGCGCAAAGGCTCAGCTCTGTCCGGACTGCCGAGCTGTCAAGTGCGTTACCTGCGGTGAACCTAAGACCCCTGGGGACAAGACACACAGCCAGTGCCAGACCTGCCGGGGAGCCAGCAAAATCTGCGTCACCTGCAACGTCAATCCGACGTACCAGGCCCGCCGGGAATGCTGGACCTGCATCAGCGCAGACGGAGAGGTCGCCGCCCGACTACGAGAGCGTGTCTACAGCCTCCCGCCTGGTTGGTACGAGCAGAAGCTGGCCGAGCAGCGCGGCGTCTGTGAGATCAGCGGCCAGCCCGAGACCTCGGTCAACAAGCGCACCGGCAGGACCTACCCACTAGCTGTGGATCACGACCGGAGCTGCTGCCCCGGGAACAAGAGCTGTGGGAAATGCCTGCGCGGCCTTATCCGCCGCAACCTCAACGTCGCCCTCGGCATGTTCGGCGATGACCCAGACCTACTCCGGGCCGCAGCGGACTACATCGAACAGCATCGTGCCAAGGCAGCGGCCTGATATCAAGCACTGATATCCCCTAACACGTAATCAGGAGCCGGCATGACGTGGATGAGCTACAGGCGCCCCGGGGCCCTCGGCATGACCAGGGTGCGGATGACCCGCGCCCGGCGGCGCATTCTGCTGGCGCTGCTGACCGGCGCGGCCAACCTGTACGGCTGGCGGCTGTGCGAGGCAGCCCAGGTCAGGTCGTGGGTGCTGTACCCGTTCCTGGACCACCTGGAGAATGCCGGGTGGATCACCGGCCGGTTCGCGGACGTGGGCGAGCACGAGTACCGCTGCTACACGCTGACAGACACCGGCCGGTGGGAGGCTTCGCAGATCCTGCGGCTCCGCTAGGGAGCAGGCGGCGCGGGCGGCACCAGGGCGGTGACGGTGCCGACAGCGGTGTCCAGCGAGGCCTGGGTCGTCGCCAGCGACGCGACGGCAGTGTCCAGGGCGGTGGTGTCCACCGACGCGGGAAGCGCGGCGAGCGCGGCCTGGACAGCGGCTACGTCGGTACCCAGCTGGGTGACCTGGGCCGCGACGTCGGTCATGGTCGCACCGATCTGGGCAACCGCTGCGTTGATGTCGTCCTGTGCTGCCATGACAGCTCCTAGCTTCTCGTCGATTTCGCTCAGCCGCTGATCGAGCCGCTGCTCCATCGCCTGGAGAAGCGCCCGTATGGATTTCGGGCGAGCACACACAACCGGGGTATCGGCGGGGCTGTTCGCGCCGCGCATGTACTAGGTATGGACAGCAAAGAGCGAGCATCCCTAATCCGCGACCTGCGAGCGCTATTCACGCAGCTACGCGACCTCGGCTACCTGGAGGACATGGACCTCTCGCCACCGCTTCAGGTAGGCGATGGTCAGTTCCAGCAGCTCGATGGAGTCGTCAGCGTACCCGAGCAGGACATTGCAGCGGAGGCAGACTAGACCGCGATTGCACTTCCCGCAGGTCGGGCTGGTCATGGAAGCCCGGTGACTGCAGCACCGGTGGTCATGGTCGTTGTACGGAACCGGAATCCGGGCGATGAGCATGTTCTCGACGTCAGACAGGTCGCCGAACTCCACCCCGCAGTTATCACAGCGCCCGTCCTGCTCGGCCAGCTTGGCCTCGAACTCCCCAGGCTGGTAGCTGAAGGTCTTGTCTATTCGCCGCTGCCGGTAGGTGGTCCGGTACTTGGAGCGCATGTACTGAGACCGAGCCCGTCGGCATGTTCCGCACCGCTTGAACCGGGTGGACTCACGCGGATGGAACCGCGCCTTGCACGAGGTGCAGTTCCGGCCGCCCTCCAGGATCAGCGGTCCACCGCCCCCGACGTCGGCCGCGCACCAGCGGCAATAGGGCGAACCCTTGAGTGTCAGTCGATCATTGCAGCGCGGACAGAGCGGATGGTCAGAAGTCATGCTTCTTACTACGCACGAACTACTGAAAACGCGCTGACCTGCATCTATAAGAAGATGAAAGCATTCACGCCGATGCCGGTCGGCACGGTACCGGCAGCCGTCGGCGGCACGCCGTCCATCGGGCCGCCGGGGAAGTTGGCCGGGGTGCCGGACACCGCCCCGCCCCACGGCACGTACCGGGCGCCGAGCAGCACGAGCGCCTGGCCCACCCCGGACCCGACGCCGTTCTGCAGCACGTTGGTCGTGTCGGTGCCGGAGACCACGTTGCCGTTCAGGATGCCGCGGACCACCACGTTGCCGAGCGCGTCGGTCGCGACCTTGCCCGCCGGGCTGGCCGGGAACAGGCCGGTGCCCGCCGAGCCGGCCAGCGTGATGCCGTCCGGGTTGACCGCGTTGGTGTTCGCGTTGTACGCCGACAGGCTCGCCGAGCCGGGGCCGCCGGTGTCGCGCGCATCGCGCAGCACGCCGACCGGGGTCTGGCGGCCGTCGGTCGCCGCGGCGTTGTAGGCGAAGTACCGGCCGGAGGCGGTGTGCCGGGCGATAATGCAGCCGGTCGGCAGGATGCCCTGGCCGGCGGCCAGGGTGACACCGCGCTGGGTGTACCCGGCCATGGACAGCAGCAGTTCCTGGACCGCCTCGGCGTGGAACTCGTCGCCGAACCCCTGGCCGTACTCGTGCGTCGGCTTGACGTAACCCGGGGGGTAGTCGAACTCCACGCTGTCGTTGGATGGCATCGCCCTGTGCTCCTCCTGCTAGGCCCGGTTAGTGCCGGGTGCCGTCCGGCGTGAAGTACTCCCTGTGCGACGCCGTGAGACGGGCCACCTCGGCGTCGATGTCCTCCTCGTGGTGCTGCACCCCGTCCGGGCCGTCGATGCCCTCCTGGCGGTTGAGCTGCACGTAGGGCCGGTCCTCGGGCGCGGTGATGGCGTCCAGCGCGTCCCGGTTGGACAGCGCCATCTCCACGGCCGTGTCGCGCGTCTTGGGCAGCAGCCGCCCGGCGGCGATGAGCCCGTCCACCTCGGTCTCGGCGGCCTTGCGCTTGAGCCCGCCGACCTCGCCGCGCAGCGACTTGTTGTCGTTGGCCAGCTCGACGACCCCGGCGGCGACGTCGGACAGGCTCAGCTGCCCCTCGTCGGCCCCGGTCAGCTTCACCACGCCGGCGTCGGTCAGCGCGGTGACAACGGCAGCTGACAGCGCGGCGGCGTCCGGAGGAGGCGGCGCGGCAGCCGCGGCCTGCAGCGCGGCGACGTCGATGCCGTGCTCGTTCTTCAGCGTGGCGAGCAGCTCGTCCCTGGTTGGCGGCACGATTTCCTCCGGCGCAGCGGTAAGTACGACGACTTCGCCGGTACTATCGTCCGAGGCCGCTATGACCTCCTTGTAGTCATCCAGCCCGGTCACGTACGGGCGGTTGGTCACCGCGACGTGCAGCAGGGTGGGGCCGGCCTTCTTGCCGGTGGAGCTGTCGGTGTAGTTGGTCGACAGGAACGCGCTCGCGCCGAGGTAGGTCTTGCCGAACTTGTCGGCGTCCTGGCGGGCGTCGATGAGCGCGTACACCTTGCCCTCGCGCTGCCGGATGCCGACCACCTCGCCGAGGTTCGCAGCCGGGGTCTCGACGTGCTTGTTGTCGTCGTTGGCCAGCGGCACCTGCACGATGTCGCAGG